ATCTAGAATTTTCACGGCATTTATCAATCTCACGTAAAAGCGGGGATCCTGTTCCATGTATAGGATCTGATCCAAATACAGTTCGGCCATCCGCTGAAGGACTTCGACAGTCTTTACGACCATCACATCTAAAAACTTGTAGTAATCCGTGTCACCAGTGGATTTCCAGGAAATACGATTCCAGTCCCCTATAGGTTCGGTGTTGATGAAATCGGTGTAGGTGCTGTACTCCTTACGCTTATTGTTCCACTTTTTGTAAACCATCTCGACGTAGTGTAAGTCAGATTCTACGTCATGAACAGATCTCGCAGATGAAAGATTATTTAGAGACATGTATCATAATAGCATATCTTGTCTCTAAGTAAAAAAATATTTTGATATATAAATGGCTGGGCTCGTCATCGTTGGTGCTGCTGTGTGCTGTTCAGTGTGTTGTGGTTCACCATTCACGGCTTTGTACTTCGCTCCCAAAAGGAGTGATGAATTCGCTGTGAGACTCAAAAAAATTCTACCAGACACCGCCAGTGACTTCATACCAGACAAGCCATCTGAATGGTTGGGTTCTGAATATAAAGATGATTATGATTCAACACAGGATGAAGAAGACGAGTTACAAGCGTTGAGGAACGAACTCTCCGCTCTTTATGGTGAAGATGAGGCAGCACAACTCATCTATGATCTAGCTGATGATAATAAAGCTGAGGATATGGAAGCATTGATACAACTCAAGAGAGGTAAGTCTTACTTTGAAGACGAAAGATCCACACCCTGTTTCGACAATATTTATGATATGGCAGCGAAAGTGGATTGTGGAAAAAGTGCACTCAAAAAATTCAGACTAACGAAATGTTCTTATGGAAAATATAAATATGACTACACATGCCTAGGTGGTCTAAACGCTAATATAGCAGATGAAACGTTCGAAACACCTGGAGTCACACCAGTGAGTCTTGGTGACAAGTTCCTTGATGTTCCTATCGATATGAGAACCATTTATAGACATAATGTCAGATGTGATCTCGGTGGGACAAGAGGCACGAATGACGCAAATATGACAGGATCCACGGCGGGTGGTGATACACCACTCAGTCAATTTAGATATGACTACACAACTGACTCGGCGAATAAACTAATGAATACTACAAAGTATTTATACAAATGCTTGGACACGATACCACGTGGTCAATGTCATAACTATAAGACACCTACCACCACCCTCAAACCCGAACATCTCGTCACGGACGATGCGTTGGGACTTCAAAGTCATGAGATTAAATGCCCCGGGGAGACACAAGTTCTCACCAATTTCAAATTGGTGGCTGGTGGAACAGGGACTGATGGCACAGTCATACCACCCGAGCCGGGGCTAATGGATGACCCTAGTTACCCGGGTGAAAGTAAAAATCTTACTATGTATCGATACGACTACACGTGCTGCAACATGGAACCTGAAGCGTGTAATGAAGAAATGGAGTCAGATGGAATTTGCACAATGAACACCTAAGTTTGAGGTGTGACATTAAAAATTTAAGTCTAAAAATCATGTATTCATCAATAGCGAATAACAGTTTCTCTTACTTACTCACCCTCGACGAGATCCGTAAAGCTTTACCAGATGACCTCCGTCCCTCATGGGTCAAGATTACTACGATCACAATGGTCTCAAAATTCATGCATGAAATCGACATAAAGAAGCTTCGAGAAACGTTTGAGAGAATTGGATCCTACAAAATGACACGTCGGGGATCAAAAACGGAAGGATTTGAATGGAAACTCAAACCTACCACCTTCTATAATCAGGTTACCTTAACCTATAATGACACTTACAGCACCAAATCTGTCAAGGTGTTTCCTAACGGAAGCATCCAGGTTGCTGGATGTTGTGACCTATTCGACTGCAAACGCATCATCACACAACTCACACATATCCTATCGACTTTTTTGGGGACGGAGATTAAAGTCTCGGCTGATTCGTTCAGGGTAGTCATGATTAACTCGAACTTCAGTCTCAATTACAACGTGAATCTATTGAAAGTTGCAAACTGGTTTGAGGAATACAACGACATCTTCAAAGTTTCGTTTGAACCTGACAGATACTCAGCTGTGAAGATCAAATTCAAACCTTCAGAAGACATGAAGGAAATCACAACAAGCATTTTCAGCACCGGAAAAATCATCATCACTGGAGCTGAAACCCTCAAAGAGATCGCTTTTGCTTACAATATAATTAACCAGCACATCAATGAAAATCCTGAGATTCGAGTTTCACCCACTGAGGAAACTGATGTCTTTGACATTTATCTCGGATACCGTTGTGATCCCATGATCAAACAACTTCGGGAAAAGGGATTCAATTCCTGGATGCAGACAATCACCAACCGCCGAATTAATTTCTAGATTTATATTAACAATATGTCTCAGAGACTTGGAATGGCGGATGGCAGGTGCTTCACTGTGAATACCTCAGCCCAATTGCTCAACAACCACATCATGAAAAACAACGGAATCACCTACGAAGATAACTACTCGTTTAGGCAGCTTCTCCAAAAGCAGGGTCCTGCTATCATGAATGCTGTGCAGGCGGAGCAGGGCACCGGGCCTTGCAACGCGTGTGACAAACCTCTCCTGAAAACACCCAACACCTACTAAGTGAGAAAAATCAATGAAAAAACTTTGGACCCATACTCTAGAATGCATACATGTTCTATATGTCTCAATGACGTCAGGGCAACGAGGGCAAATCCTCCGCTCAGATGTGGACATGTATTTCATTCCCACTGTCTAGAGGAATGGAAAAACCAAGGTAAGAACACGTGTCCAGTGTGTAGAAAAGTATTCGACGTCACCCAATACAAGGTGGTGGTGACGATTCAAAACAATGTAACAGCAGCTTCAAACTCTGTGACATTGAACGAAGAATCTATATTTAGTGTTTTAGATTTGTTTGATATCAATTTTGATATAGAAGAATTACCAGATTTAGAGAGTATTCTTGCTGACCTTGGGATGAGTCTTTCCGACTTTGATGCCTCTGTTCTTGACACAGAATGAGCTACAATATCTCTCATAGTTAAGACCAGGATAGTTCCTTGAACACTTGCGAGGATCCTTAATGACCTTTCCCTTCGCGTCGGTTAAAAGTGGACCGGTAGCCCAGCCACGTTTATGACTAAACACATTAGCCTTGAACGTTATACGCTTACCTACCTTGAAAGCACCTCCCCTTTTAATCCTCGATTCAGGCACCTTGAAGAATGTAGCGATTGATTTAATAGTATCTCCCGATTTGATCTTATACTCTACCACCCCGTGCTGCTTGTAAAAATGAAAGTCACCTTGCCTTATATAGTTTGAGGCTCTACCAGGAGAGACAAACATCATGACTTTAAAATACCCCTTTTTGCATTTCTTCGCGGCGTCTGTCTTGTAAATCCTTTTTGGATTATCGGAAATTACGCGCTTAGGAAGACTGGTGCAATGTGTATACGTGTGATTGCCATTAGACAGGCCAGAGCGATCACCTGGTATGGATTTCTGCCACCTGTAAGCCTCGTAGTCACCCACGGCGTATGCATAACAGTTATTGTTCCCTACACCCCTTTTGGAACCCCACCTCTTTGTCGAAAACTTACTTTCGTTGCCACTCAGGGGGAGGTTTTTCATCTATAGTTTACTCAGAAAAAAATATTTACTTTTAATAAATGATATCGGAGATTACCAAGTCTCGTAACAAGTCTGACGCCCTCATGGAGGTTCTTGTGTTTGTGCTCAACCTTCTCATCAGCACATTCATCCTCCGCCTTGTGTGGAACCGCTCCCTAGTCAAGCACATCTCCGCTCTCAAGCCCATCAAGTCTCTCGTTGATGCGTTCATTCTTTCCCTCTCCATCCAGATTGTGCGGGGTATCTAAAACTTTTTAAACCCAACAGTTCTTTCACCAGATGGGTCAACAGTGGTCGGAAAAGCCTCAACACCAGCACACTCACCCTTGTCGCAGTCGACGAAGGTGAACGGCTTTCCTGATTGTTTAAAATATTCCAACTGTTTACGAGTCCAACCACAACCCATGGTCCCGTAAACGGTAAATTTACCAGCACCACCAGACTTCTTGGGAGATTTTTTCATACAGACTTTAACGAGTACGATAAGGACGACAGCGATGAGGATCGCGAGAAGATACATTTTACTATTAGTTTAGAATTATTTTTTGGTGATTTTCACCACTGGCTTCTTTTTCGTGACCTGCTTGCTTGCCTTCAGAATGGCGATAGCGCGTGATTTTGCGTTTCCCGGTCCGCTCGCCACCTTCGGGGCTTTGAACATCACCTGCTTAGGTGATACTTTAGGTTTAGTGAACAACTTTCGTAATTGGTTCATTCTACTAGTTTCTGTGAAGAACGGTCTCATGAGAGCAGTCTCGAAGCTCGGAAGTGTGTGATTCATATTTCCACGAAGCCTAAAATTTTTAATTTTAGTGGACTTCATACTAAGATACTCTGGTGAAAATAGAGATTCAACAAATGTTTTTACTATACGCTCAGTCCGATTGGAAGGCTGCCTACACAGACCATACATGGTGTTCAAGAATAAATGTAAATCGTAAAACTTGTTAGACTTTCTCGATATTCCTATATTAACGTAGTTTTTAGCGTTAATCAGAGGATTCC